CCTCTATACTATTATATATGTGTATTTTATTCTGAAAAGTCAACAGCTTTTCGTATATTTGTTATTGTTTTTTTCTACCTATGTTGTATTTTGCAACAAGAGTCCATTCTTCTTTTTCTTTATGGGAGATTATTTTGATTTGACTTAGTGGTGCAATAGGATCTGTTGTAGAGTCAGGATTTATTATACTAACTAGACCCCACTCAGCTAAAAGATTAGTTATGGTATTTCTTCTACCTTGATCTTCTTCATTGAAGTTGGTTGGCTTGCCATCAAGAGCAAAGAGCTCTTTAAAATGTACAATATAATACTTACCTTGCTTATGAAGAATGTGACAACTTTGATATAAAGTTTTATCTTTACGGGATGCAACACCGATACGTGTTAGGGTTTCTCTGACCTTTAAGAAGTCTTCTTGTTCTTGAAGACCTACTTCAATCATACTATCAATTAATTCCTGATTCATATTTTATACCCCTCGTAACTTTCGTTGTTATAAATTCAAGTTGTTTTAGGGATAGGACTTTTAGAGCTTGTAAAGCCTTGTTTGTGGAATAACTAAAGTATAATTTAACAATTTCCAATTTATCACTATCCGTCGCCTTCACCCACTTAGTAAATCTCTTCTTGGGTCTGATGCTATTTATTAGATAATCATATTGGAGCTTATTGTCTACATGATGATATTGATTGATTTCATTACTATAGAATACTGTATCAGTAAAGTATGATAAAGTTCTATTTGTTATAAAAGGGACGTAACTTGACTCTGCTAACTTATCGTTCTCAGAATCTGTCATTAAATTTTTCTTTGTATAATTTATTGAGTTTATATAATCAAATGGATTCATTTTAATTTTACTTCACTATCTGTTTCTATCCATACTCTAGCACCACATGATAAAGGTTTGTCAGGACTATATATTACTTTACTAGGTCCTTCTATGCTTACTTCATGGGCATACTGATTACTCTTACTTGTCTTAACTGTTAGTACAGGATTTCTTTCTCCTGTTTTATTATTTTTTCTTATCACGTGCATATTAACATGTATTCTTTTTTTCATATCTTCCTACTTATTTTTTCTGCTAACGCCATGCCCATTGTCCAACCAAGATGTCCTGCACCACTATTAATCCACACTCCATGTTTCCAATCTTTCTTTACTATAGGTAACATGTCAGGTGTCATAGGTCTTAGGCAAGCCCATGATGTATAACTATCTGGTTCTACATATGTTATATCTTTAGTCCATTGAAGTAGTGGAGTTAATCTTTTTTCTCTTATTTCAGTATCATATCCTGCTAGCTCAGCTGTACCAGCTACTCTAAATTTATTTCTAAATGTAGATGAAACTATTTTAAGATCATCATCTAATATAGAATAGCTAGGTGCTAAATTTTTTGAATCTTTTATTGTAATTGAATAACCTTTGATAGGATATATTCCTGTCCCTGGAACAAGTCTTGCTGTATCTGCTCCAGCAGCAACTACAACTTCATCATAATCTCTTCGTAGTGTATCTAAACCTACATTGCCAGTTTCTTTGGTTTGTTTTCTTGTTACATTATTTTCATATTTGGTTACTGGATAATTAATTTGAAGATGCTGGAATAGTTCTGTACAGAATAAATTTGTATCTCCAACAAAATCATCTGGTGCAAGAGTAGCACCTACCATTTTAACTGTCTTAACTCCTTGTATAGAATCTAAATTTATGTCCCGAACATTCCATCCTGTATCTATAAATTTTTTATTATTTTCTAATGCATGTCTATATGATGCACCATTACGATACACATGAATAATACCACACTTGTGTTGATCATATTTTATATTGATTTCATCTTCAAGTTCTAAAAGTAGTTCTCTTGATCTTAAACTATACTGAATTACCTTACGAGTATTCTTTTCGTATCTACCTAAAGCAGTTGTACCTATAAAGTTAGCTAGCCATTTAATCTTATCCCAACCAAGTACATCTAATCTTAATGCTAAAGGTGCCTCAGCTTTTCTTAACCAACCAAGACCATGTATAACATTGTCCCAAGTGTTCCACACCTCAGCATTAGATACTGATACCTGTCCACCATTAGCATAACTACATTCACTTGCCACAGGTTTATTACGATCAAATAGATCTACTTCATAACCTTTTTTTGCAAGAAAGTATGCAGTGGTTAAACCAGCTATTCCTGTTCCTACTATTGCAACCTTTAAAGCCATTCGCATTCTGCCATTAGTTGAGTTAAACATGCAACCATATTTACCTCTTGGTCAGCTACGAATGCACTTTTGTATTGATAGTCTGCTATAGTAAGTACAAGTTGTGGTACAGAACTTTTTTGCATTAGAATATTAGATTGATCATAAATGAGTCTAAACAATATCACTGGTTCATTATCTAAGTTAGTAGCTACCCACTTTCTCATTTCAGTAAAGTTTTTAGTTTTTAAATGACCAATTAAATTTTTAAAGTTTTCATCTGATAAGTTACTAAGTATTCCACTATCTATTCTACCAGTAGCACCATACCTTTGTAGTTCATTTAGTACTCTTCTCCAGTCAGGAAAGAATTTTATTATAAGTTCAGCTACAACTTTCTGATCAGATTGTACATTCTCTTGCTCAAGTATACCTTCTACTCTTTTCATAAACTTAGATGCTAATAGTTGACCAGTCTTCTTATCTATTTTAAAATCTATAACGCTACATCTTGACTGCAATGGTTCTATAATTCTATTCTTAAAATTACATGTCATTATAAAGCCACAATTCTTACTATACTCTTCCATAAAGTTTCTAAGAGCTGGCTGTGTACTATTAGGATTTAAATAATCAGCCTCATCTAATATAACATATTTTCTTCCACCTACTAAACTCATAGAGGAAGCAAACTGCATTATATCATTACGCAATGTATCAATATTACCCGATAGACTACCGTTTATAACGATATAATCGCACTCTAATTCGTCTAACATAGCTTTGGCTATGGTAGTCTTACCTACCCCTGGTCCACCTGCTAATAGTAGGTTTGGTATATTTTTATTATCTACAAACTGTTGGAATGTATTCTTTAGTTCATCCGGAAGTATAGTATCGGATACAGTCTTTGGTCTATATTTTTCTACCCATAAAAATTCTTCACGCATTAATACTATCCACTATAAGTTGAGTTTTGCTCAGATGCTATCCAATAAGTAATTACTACTCCATCACGATCAGCAGATGTAAATTGAGCAATACCCTTTTGATTAAGTTTTACATTATAATCACCAGGCAACATTTTAAAACTTTCAGTCTTAAATATAAACTTAAATGAAGACTCCGGAGTCCAATCTTGTACTGTCTCTTTATAAGTATCTGATTTAGTAGGATCTAATGCTTCTAAGTATACCTGAGCACCATCACAAGTTATAGCAACTTCTTTAAGTTGTAATACAGCAGCTGCTTTCATTACAGCAGATATCATTCTACTAGGTAGGTCTATATCTACATCTGGTTTATCAATTGTTAATGTTTTATTTGTAGGTGGCGTAACTATCATAGCAGGATCTGCAAATGTATAATTAACTGCCTTACTATTTTCTTGAATAGAAACTTGGCTTTCAGTAAATTCATAATTAGGATTTTCAAATAAACTTATTACTCCTAAGAACCTACTTAAATCATATATTGCACCTGATGATGGTAGAGTATCTTTTATTTTTGCTAAGGCCATAATAGTTTTATTAGTAGCCACAGTCTGTAATACATTACCAGGTTCAAATGCTATAGAAGGATTGATTATAGCAAAGTTTTTTAAAACTTCAATTGTTTGATTACTTATTTGCATTCTTCCTCGCTTTCTTTGCAGCTAATTTCTTAGCTGTATCATCTTCAAATTTACCAGTGACAGGTGCTTGAGCTGTTGCAGTCATTTTCATCTTACTATCTTGTAAAGGACCTTTAACTTGATGAGGTGATCTTTTAGCTCCTACTTTAGAGGCATCAGCTGTAGCAGATGCTTGTATCTGAGCTAAGTCTGTTAAGCTACCACCAAACACATGAGTACCAACATGCTGTAATTGCATCCAAGGACATAACCATATCTTTAAATTAATCTTACGAGCCCATTGACAAAACATATAATCTTCTGATAGATATCTTCTTGACTTAGGATCAATAAGAGCTTGGAAGTACATCATTATTTCTGTACTACCATCAAACTCTTTTGTTCTAACATGGTCAGGTCTATATCTAAATCCACCAGGACTAAATTCACTATCATCCCAATAAGCATCTTTATATTTTTGTAATACTTTTTTAGTAAACATCATAAACCCTGTACCACCTTCTAACACTTCAGCTGGTTGATCTAATTGTATTTTATCTGTACCAGGTACTGGATTAAATACATAATCACCAACAAACTTATCTAAGTTCTGAGGATCTTCATCAGCTTTACCTTGATCGACAGCTGCTTTAATCTTTTCCCAAGCAATACATTTCTTAGGATAAGGTGCACAAAGAATATCATACTGTTGTGGTTCTTCTTCATGGTTCATTAATGCCATCATAGAG